CCATCTTCGTCCACAGGCTCAAACACGAACTTGGACTTACCAACGATGAACTTGCCCATCGTGTCTTTGTTCTTGATCTTGATGCCCAACTCCTCCAGGGCTTCGCAAGCCTTGTCAGACAGCATACCGAGAGTGCATTCGTACTTCGTGTTGTCTTCATTGAACTTGGTGTTGAACTCTGCCATCCAGTTGGCCCAGAAAAGCTCACCAGCAACGCGAACAGGCTTGTTATCACTACTCATTTCATCTTCCTTTCAGTTTTACAATGGTGCGGCTGGCGGGACTCGAACCCACACAGCGTAAGCCGGGAGATTTTAAGTCTCCTGTGTCTACCGATTCCACCACAGCCGCTTACGATCACTCTTCAGTCTTAGCAGGTTCCTGTGCCTTACCTTGCTCCTTGGCCTGTGCTTCGATCTTCTGGATCAGCACAAAGGCCCCGGTCTTGCTAGGCAGTTCGCCGAGAACTTGCAGGATGAAGTTGATTTCGTTGACTTCTAGATTAAGGTTCATGTTAGTCCTTTCTGTTGTTGATACACTTATTGTAACATCTGATTGTCAGGAATGCAACTGTTTTCTTCATAAAAACCTACAATGTGTAGGGCTTCTATGAGCAGGTGCCTTACCTGATCGTAGTTCAGATTCTCTGACATCTTCAACTCAAAGCCACTCTCGTTGGCTTGAATGATAACGATACCATCCGGAGGAGAACTGTCAGTGAGTTTCTTTCCAATTCTTGCCAATCTTGTACTCCCCGTCCAATGGACATCGTAGCTTAAAATGTTGTCCTGCTTCCACAATGCTCAGTCGTGCAGCCTTGCCTGCTTCGTCGGCAACACTGGCGTGACACTCAAACTGAAACTCATCGTGGACATTGGCAACTAGCTTCACTGGCCACTTGTTCTTCTTGATCTTGTCATAGAACAAGCACAGTGCCTTCTTCATCACAATCGCTCCGGCACCTTGGAGAAGGCTGTTAAGTGCTGCATGTTCGGAGCGAACCCAAATCTTACGACCATCAAGCCCCGGTACAAAGCCCTTGCCTGCATACTTGGATACCTTATCTCGTAGAGCCTTGAGTGCGGGAGTCGCATTAAGGAAGGAACTCGTAAGTCTTTCACCGTCCTTTGCCGACCCACCAACGATAGAACCAATCTTCGATGGCCCTGCCCCGTAGAGGAAAGCGTAGATGAACGTCTTTGCTTGATCCCGTGTCTGTAGTCCTGCTGCTTTTTGATTCTTCGTGTGGACATCAGTTCCGTCCTTGGAAGACCCTTCCACAACCGTCTTGACATAATCGTCATCCTTCATGTAATGTGCCAACATCCGAAGCTCTAGTCCTGATGCGTCACAGCCAACCAAGACATTCCCAGTCTCCACAGTCCAGCACTGACGGCACTCAGGCCCATAGACAGACCCTGCGTTGGGGATCTGTGCCATGTTAGGGCTTTGGTGCGTCATCCGGCCTGTCACAGCACCGTTAGTGATAACCCTACCATGAACCCTGCCGTCAGAGCCTACAGCCTCCATCCAAGACTCAATCTGTGCTACACGCTTCTGAAGCATCAGGTACTCAGCAATCAGTTTAGCCTCTGGCAGTTCGATCTTCGACAGGATAGATTCGTCAACCATCGGCTGTCCTGTCTCGGTGAACTTCTCCGGCTTCCACCCAAGCTCAATCAGCTTTTCTCCGATCTGCTTGCGTGATCCTGGGTTGAAAGTAACCAACAACGGCTTGAGTTGCTTTCCTGTCTTTTCGCTGACTCTTGGGAGTTCGTATGAGGGCCATCGCTGCTGCATTGACTCATATACCTCTGCCATTCTTCCCTTGATGTCAACAAGTAGCAGGGTTGCGTACTCTTGATCCAACTTGAAACCATTTCGTTCCTGCTCCGCAATGATGGCTGCTACCTTGTGCTCAAGGTCAACAGACTCCTGACTGAACTCCTTGCGGGTGACTTCCTCGGTCAGCCTACGATACAACAGTTCCGTAACTTCTACGTCTGCCGTACAGTATTCAACCAGAAGGTCAGGGAAAGGATTGTCAAAGCATTCACCCTTGTAAGCCTGCTTCCGTCCAGCAAGTTCTTCCCAGCGTGTAGCGTAGTCAATCTTTTCCTTCCCGAGTGTCTTCCCCCATGCCTCCAGGCTGTGTCCTTGCTCTCGACTCGGATCGAGCAGCCTTGACACTATTAGAGTATCGTAGCATTGGCTCAAACGAATCCTCGTCTGCCAAGTACGATTTAGGATCGGTGCATCGAACGCCAGAATGTTTTGGCCGATTATTAACGTAGCGTCCTTTAAATACGCCCCGAGGGTCGCGGCTTCCTTCCATGTCTTTATCTCTTTACTGTCAATGTCTTTAGTGATTACCAAGTGAATCGTACGGTGATCCGTCGATGTTTCGATGTCCAGCACTAGCCTTTTCATATCTGGCTTTCAGTTCTTCATACTCGTGGATTAGACTCTGGTGATTCCTTAGTAGCTCGTCATACTTCCCCTCCAGTTCCCACACCCGAGCCACGAGTGATTCTATGTCCATCATAATGTTTCCTCAACCTCAAGCATTCTGCCTGTGTAAGTGTCAAACAACAAGTGACACGCAGGGCCGGTGTAGCCATTGTATCTGTTCTTGGCCACTGAAACCTTTGTCGTGTGCCTGTCATTGTGATCCTCTGCCATGCTGTTCCGCTCCAGTGTAATCACTGCATCCGACAACTGAGCGATAGCCCCTGATCCACGCAACTGAGACAACGACACTGCCTGTCCATCCTCGTGCCCTGCATTGCCTGTGGGCCTACGAAGGTGAGACACACAGAATAGAGTAATCCCAAGCTCCTGTACCAGTGTCCGCAGCTTAGTCATCAGATTGTCAATGGCCTTACGCTCATCTCCTAAGTCCTGCCCTGACACCACGATGCTGATGTGATCCAGAAACACAACTTTACAATCCAAAGCCTTAGCCATGTACCGGATACGGTTGAGCACATTCTCAATCTCCAGTGACCCGAAGTGGTCGAACAGAAATACACGCCCGGTTCCCAGAGTCGCATCGAAGGCATCCTTCAGTTCTTCGCCGGTCACTGGAGTGTCTGGCAAGTGCAGCATCTTGTTAGCGTGTACTGACATGATGCTTCGTGCTGTCTTGCGTACAGACTCTTCCAGGAACATAGCTCCGATCTTCCAGTCCGTAGTCTTGAGCAGTCCGTACAGGATTTCCCGTAGGAACTGACTCTTACCCAAGCCTGATCCGGCTGTGACTGTAATCAGTTCAGCGTCACGGATACCGTACAGCAGCTTGTTCAGTCCTTTCCACGGGTAATGCGCCTTAGCAGGCTGCTCGGGAGTGCTAACAGAGTCCCACAGATCAGCCGAGTTAACGATACCGTCCGGTACATAGACTTCTGCTTTCCACCACTCTGAAACAAATTCCTTAGTCGCGCCAGCAATGAGGTAGTCACAAGCATCTTTGAACCCCGACAGATGTTTTACGATCTTCGCTTTAGGCCCAAACAACTCAGCCACTTCTTTGGCTGCCTTGCGTCCAGGCTCATCAGCATCAAAGCAAATTACAATGTTCTCGAAACTGTCCAACCACTCAAACTGTGCCTTACAGTCCTTCAGGGCTGCGTTAGCACCGTTACGGATAGACACAACAGGCCACTGACTCCCGGTAAGTTGGTAAGCAGCAAGGGCATCCAGTTCACCTTCGACCAAAGTAACATACTTACCTCCCTGGTGGAACAGGTTTTGACCAAACAACTTAGCCTGCTGGAAGTCTCCACGGATGGAAAACTTCTTCTCTTCTACATTCCTGACCTTGTAAGCGACGATGGAAGAATCATTGTCAAGATACGGGTAATAATGGTTTGAATCATCTTGCAGGACTCCGAACTTTTCACAGGTTTGTCGATTGATACCACGCTCAGGGATGCCCCTGACAGTGCCGCTAACGCTCAGGCTCTTAGCCTTGGGCGGTTTCGGTGCTTGTTGAGTGTCTTCCACGCTTACCCTCGTAGTGTTACAAGCGAAGCAGTGAGTGTGCCCGTCATCGTACAGAGCATTCGCGTCTGAACTTTTACACGAAGGGCATTCAATATGCTTAACGAACTTTGATTCTGTCAACTTTCGCTCCTTGCTCTGATGGCGACGGCAATACAGCCCCCGTAGTTTGTATTCGGGTGATCTTTGTCCCAGTCCTTTGCGATAGTGGCGCATTGCTCACGCTCGGCAGTGGCAACAAGGGCGGCGAAGTGCTCTATCTGCTCTAGGGTTGTTAATCTGAAGTCCAAGGGATTGCGATTTGAATTAGTAATAATGACTTCTTGAACCATTGAAACAATGTCGTCGCGGGTCATGTCTTTTTCTCCACAGGAACAGCCAAAAGCCAATTAGAACCCAACATTCTAACAGATTTCACCCATTTCCGCATATTGGCACGGTTTAATTCCATACTTGCGTCAGGGTTATTCCACAGCTTGCGTGCCTTCGTGAGCATTTTAGTATTCATTCTGCACCTCTGCTGCTTTCTCGTCTGCTTCGTCTTCCAGGCGTTGCAGTGCCTTGGCGTTGAGGCTGTCCACAGGAAATTCCTTGTCGTCAATGGCCAGAGACAGGATAGAGGCTCGGTAGTTCCGGTGAATCTTAGCCTCAACCGTCACCAAACAGTCACCCATGTAGGTTTCAAAGATAAAGGTCACGATGCCATCCTATAGAGTCCAATGTTAGCGAATGCGTAGCCAATGTAGCAGACAAACATAGGCGTGTTGCCTTTGTATAGCTGCTCCAGGGCGACGCCGAGGTAGATCAAGCCCGTTACAGCGATTAACCATGCACTCATTTCTTCTCTCCTAGTCGTTCGCGCAGGGCGGCTGTGAGTCCTTCTAAGTCTTGGCCCCAAGCGCCACGCTCAATGTGCCATTCCAACGCCTCCAACGCCTGCCGCAGCAGGACGGTGTCGGACTCATTCACCGCCTTCAGTTCCTTGTACTTCACGTGCCACATTGCCTCATCAAGTGCGCCCCGCAACTCCTCAACCTCCGCATGAAGACGGCGCAGTTCGGCGGCGTGCTTGTCATAGCCAATGATGTTGCTGTCGGCATCGAGTTCATCAGCCAAGCGCAAGGCTTCGGGTTGTGTGATCATGTCTTCTCTCCAATCCCGTGTGCGCGTTCGATGGCGCGGGCGAAGGCCGCAATGTCAGCGGCCAGTTTCGGTTCCGCTGCGGGATGGAACGGCCACAGTCCTTGAT